ATTATGATAAGGGGATACAGGCGTTGAAATAATGGCAATACATTCTTTAACAGTAAAACAGATTATTAGTAGGGTCAGGCAGGTTTTTCCTAACGCCCCAGAAACATATATTATATCTTTAATTAATGATGCTTTGAATGAACTTGGTCAGTACTCTCAAAAGTCAATGTCTGCAAAAATTAACATAGTGGCAAATCAAACATTTTATGATCTATCTGATAGTGCTACAGATTCTTCTAGTAACGCTATGGGTATTAATAAGGTTTATAGGGTAGACGTAATGGATAACGATGGTGACTACATAAGAGTTCCAAGGGTATTAGATGGTGAACCACTCATGTTTGATATTACTTCAGAGTCTGCAATAGAGGAGCCTTCATAATGGCAAGCAATATAAAATATCCAGAAGATAAAGTATTATATTTTATCAGGGGAGATCACTTAGGTCTTATTACGACATTTTCTTCAACTGGTGAATCGAGAACAGATAGAAAGGCATATCAAGCATTTGACCATTCTGTTACCAATGGTTTACTTTTGCATTATTATGGAAATCCCAGTAAGGTTACAGCGATTACAAATACTCCGGATGTTGACAATTTATATCACTCTGCGATTGTAGACTATGTAAAGAAGTGCTTGTATATGGATCGTGCAGGTAGCACATCAGATGGCAATAGATCACAGATAGCAATGAATCTAATGATGAGACATGAAAGAAAATTTGATATGGCCATTAAGAAATATGGCACAAAGAAAAGAAGTAAGACTGGAGGAACCAGAGCAGTCGTTCCAGCTAGTTTTACATAATATTATTAATTGATTATTTGTCTTGATCTAGGTTAAGTTTCACGACATATAATTTAACTATATGGATGCTTTAAAGCGGTGGTGGTGGAAATATAGGATAGATTATGTCAGACATAAATAAATTTACTACAAAAGAAGTACTAAACAAGGTACTTCTAGATTCTTCAGGCAACTCTGTAGCCGCAAATTCTCACACATCTCAAGAAGCGTTAAACGCTGTACTTGATGTTTCTAACAGCAGACTTAATGTATCTCTTGGTGGTAGCAATACTATTTCAGGTGATGTTACGATTACAGGCGATTTAACTGTACAGGGTAATGGAACAGGTACTTATGATGAAATAGTAGAAGGTAATTTACAAGTTGGTAATTCGTCTACAGCAGATTCAACTATTATTATAGAGTCTAGTTCAAGTGGAGACCCTCTTTTAAATTTTATTTCTACTTCTAACAGAAGTGCTCTTATTCGATTTACAGAAGGTTCTACTACTGAAGGATTGATTATCTATGAACACAACGGAGATAATCTTAAGTTCGTAACTGGTAGTGCAAATGCTAGCTCGGCAAGACTTACTGTAAATGAAACAAGTAGTCATTTTACTTCTAATCTTGGTATTGGAACTGCTACAAGTCCAGAGTCTTTATTGCACATTGAAAGCGCTCAAAATGCTACAATGAGAATACATAACACTACTACTGGGTACGCTCCACAACTTTTATTTGAAGGTAATGTTGGTACAAATGCAGACAATTTATTAGGTAAGATAGATGCTACTTGGGATGGAGCAAGTAATGTTGTTAGTTCTGTTAGGTTTGAGTCTGGTGCAGACACATCCAATAAAGATGATGGTGTAATTACTTTTTGGACTTCACCTTCATCAAGTACAGTTGTTGAAAGAATGAGAATAGACAGCTCTGGAAATGTTGGTATTGGAGTAACGCCTTCTGATTATTTTGCAAGTTATGATAATTTAGTTGTTGGTGCAACTTCAGGAAGTACAGGAATTACAATAGTGTCTGGAGATGATAGTTTTGGTACAATAGCATTTGCAGATGGAACAATTGGTAGTGCAGAATTTGAAGGTGAAATTCAATATAGACATTCAGATAATACATTGTCTTTAGGTGTTGGTGGAAATAGAAAACTGATAGTAGATAGCTCTGGTAACATTTCACTTGGTTCAGAATCTCCATATGCAACTCAATCTGGTTATCATACTGTAAGATTAGGTGGTAATAATACTATTTTAAGTAAATCAGCATCTGCCGCTAGCCAATTTTTAGCACTTGGTAACAATATAAATAGAGATGCAAGTGGAAATACGGTTGCAGTAGTAACAGATGAAGCAAGTATGATAGCACAGCAAAATGGCAAAATGGATTTTTATGTTGCAAGTTCAACTACTGCTGGAGCTACAATATCTTTTACTCAAGCTATGCATATAGCTAATAATGGAAACATACAGATTGGTGGAGGAGAATCTGCAGACGAATTATTGCATTTAAAATCATCTACCGATGCTAAACCAGTCATTAAAATAGAACAATCTGGAAATAATGTAAATGGTGGCGGTCTTATATTTCTAACAAGCGGAACTGCTAATGATAATGATGATTCTGGGGTTATAAGATTTAAAGGAATGAATGACGCTGGTACTCCAGAAGAAATTGAATATGCTACAATATATGTAAATCACGATGATGTATCTGATGGTTCAGAAGATGCTACTATGCATTTTAGAACTCAAAGCGGTGGTTCATTAGGCTCAAGATTAGTTATTCAAGGAAACAACGTCGGTATTGGAACTACAAGTCCAAAACATTATTCTGGTACAAGTGGTACAGTTTTGTCTATACATGATTCAAGTTATAGAGGAATTTTAGAATTAAGTGGAGCATCTAATTCAGATGGTGGAGTTATAGGTGTTTTAACATTTGCAAACACAGAAAATACTGCGGCAAATGGAGCATTAGCTCAAATATATACCGAGGTAGAAACATCTGATTCAAATGATGGAGATGATAGTGGTGGACATTTAACTTTTTTTACAAAACCAGAAGCTGGTTCATTAACTGAAGGCATGAGAATAGAAAGTACTGGAAATATCCTACCCGGTACAGATGATGCTCAAGATTTAGGATCAAGTAGTAAAAGATTTGATGATATTCATGCAACAAATGGAACAATTCAAACATCTGATGAAAGATTAAAAGATAACATTGCAGATTCTTCTCTTGGTCTTGATTTTGTAAATGCTTTACGCCCTGTGAAATATCAATGGAAAGATTATAGCTATGATGTTGAAAAAGAGGAAGCAGTAGAAGCTAAAGAAGCTGAATATGAAACAGTAGTTGTTCAAGAAGCTGTTGAGGCTAAAGAAGCTGTAATGGGTACAAGGCAAAAAACAGTATCTAAAGAAGTTGAAAAGACAAGAACTGAAATTGTTGAGGAAGATGGTAAATATGTTCAAAAAGAAATATCCTATACTGAAACAGTAAAAGAGCCTCAATATGAAGAAGTAAATCTATATGATGAAGATGGAAATAAAATACAAAGGTTAGTATCTGAAGCAATAGAAGCTGTTGAAGGTGTAGAAGCAAAAGATGCTGTTTATGAAGATGTTTTGCATAAGATTCCTGTTATGGAAGAATATGAAGTAGAACCAGCAGTAGAGGCTGTTGAAGAAGTCACAGAAGAAAGGTTGGTATCAGAAGCGATAGAAGCAAAAGATGCTGTGATGGAAACTAAAGAAAAAACCTTTGCAAGAACACACTTTGGTTTAATTGCTCAAGAAGTCGAACAAGTCTTAAAGGATAGCAGTTTAACCAATAATGATTTTGCTGGATTGATTTATGATGAAGATTCTGATAGATATGGTATGAGATACCATGAGTTAATTGCACCATTAATTAAAGCAGTACAAGAGTTATCTGCAAAAGTAGAAGAATTAGAAAAGAAATAATTAACAAACAAGGAGTCAATAATGGCTAAAAAACAAAAAGAACAGAAGCCAGTCTTGACCTTAGATGATAAAGAATATATCATTGAGGATATGACTGATGAGCAAAAAATAATGGTAAATCATCTTAATGATATACAGAATAAGCAAAGAACAAATCAATTTGTAGCTGAGCAGTTATCAGTTGGATATAGTGCATTTGTTAATATGCTTAAAGAGTCTTTATCTAAAGAAGAGGAATCAGAGGACAAGTAAATGCTGATAAGAAGGTGTGCTCAAGGTCACGATATTAAGATTTATAAAAACACAACTCCCGGTGCTACTCGTACAAAGAATTACCCAGATGGTACAACTGAGACCTTGACATATCCTTCGTCTTATAAATACTTCTTATTAATAGATGGAGAGATAGAAAGGAGAAGTAATAGTTGGGAAACTATTGAAGAACTTTATGTTGAGAAGTGTGAAGATAAACATGATGATAGCCATGGTAGAATGTTGATAGGTAAGCATGAATTAGTTAATAACGTTATAACGGAAAAATGAAGAATCCCCTAGCAACATTAGTATCATGGCAATACAGAACTGGACAATTAGATGGCTGGACTGCGTATCATTTAGCCGCTGGAGCTTTCTTATGTAAGATATTTCAATGGTTAAGTTGGACAGACTTCTGGTGTGTGATGGGTGTTTTTATTATAGGCGTATTGTGGGAAGTGTTTGAATGGTTTGTTGAAGGTGATGAAGAAACTTATGGAAGTAAAAAAGCATGGGCATACAATACTATGGCTGATATTGTTGTTGAGACAGGAATTGCATGGTGGATGGTGCTATGAATAAAGTAATTAAAACATTAAAAAACGGAGATTTTAAAGTTGTTAGTACGAGTTATGACATTCCTGTTAATTATGTCAGGGATACCAAGTTGCAGTCAAGGATGGATCGTAGGGAATATCCCTCTCACACCGCAGGATACAGTTACAAATACAGTTTTTACCGAGATAGTGGATGCTGATAGCATTACACATTGGTATCATGGTAGTGTGTCTAGTTATTCTAATTGGTGTTATCTACACAACGATTGGGAAAAAGTCGAGGTAAGGTGAGTGCAAAACCAGATACCGCTAGAAGTTATAGGACTACTATTCTTGATGATAACGCCATTGTTAGCATTAACCTTAAATGGCTTGGCCAGATTGGAGTTCTTATCGGAATGTTGGTATATGGTTATTGGCAAATTGAAACTAGGATTGCAAAACTTGAAGATAATGTTTTTGTTGCAAATGAACAGATTGGGGATTTACTTAGTAAACATATCATGGAAGAAAGGGCTGAGCGAGAAGAGTTGGCAGAAAAGGTAGCCTTTTATGAAAAAGAATTTAACATCAATCCATTAAGTTGGGGTAAGCGTAAAAAGAAATGAGTGAGTTGCAAGAGTCAGTAATTAGAGAAAAGACTCTTGTTATGCTTGCAAGAAATCAAGGTAATAAGCAAATTACCAAAAGAATAATTAAACAATTTTTAAAATGCATTAGGGAGTAACAATGGACTTTTTGGCCATCTACGGTGAAGCGGGAATGATAGGAGTGGTCGGTGCTATGTTCGTATATTTGGTCGTATCATTGTCAAATAAAAGTGCAAAACAACAAGAGCAGTTGGAAAATTTAAAGATTGAAAACAAAGGCCAGTCAGAAACATTGCAGAATATGGAAGGTATGATTATAAAACTTATTAACAGGTGGAACCAATCAGACGATAAGCTAGATCGCAAGTTTGATGCTCTAACAAAAGAGATAAACGACTTAGACAATCAAGTTTCTAGAATAGATGGTTCCCTTAGCAGGATAAACGGTAAACACTAATGGATAGTTTAAAAGTAACTGGACTGAGCACAAGCTTAGGCGTTGTATACTGGACAGATTTATTGTCTGGTGTTTTAATGTGTATAATGTTTGTAGTGCAAATTTATTATTTGTATTTAAAAACCAAGAAAATAAAGGAAAGTTAAATGAACATGAAAGCAATGCTAGTAAAGCTAGCGGAAGAACAAGCAGATAAAATGCAGGAAGAAGCGTTAAAGCATTTAGCATCTGATGAGTTTACAAAAAATTTAGCTACAAAAATAAATGAAAGGGTAAACATACCTTGGATTAACGAGGAAAAAGAGCAGGAGCTTTTTGAAAAATTAGTTGATGTAATGACAGATATGTTAGAAGGTGTATTTAAAGGTAAGTAATGCCTAAGCAGATATACAAAATAAATGACTGGTCTGGTGGTATGAATAACCGTAAAGACCCTAGAGACTTGCCAGACAGGCAATACCCATTTATTAAGAACATGTCTATTGATGCATTGGGAAAAATAAAAACTGCTGGTGGCTTGTATAATCACATTGAAGACTCTGATGGTTCTACAAACTTAACTCAATATATTCCATCTGCAAATAGTACAGTTTTAGGTGGCTTTGGTTTATTTTACTTTGAATCAGATCATAGTAAAGATGCAGATCAAACTATAACGGAAACTAAAAGTGGTACAACATTAACTGTTGGTACGAGTGACGGTAACATAGCTTTTGTTCAGGTGGCTACAAACCCAGATGGTAACACCCAAGCACCGGAGC